CTAAGGGGTTCGGCCACGAGGCTATGTTTGAGAATACAGCGAGATCGTTCCGCAATTTCTTTAGCGACGAAAAGTATGATTGGGCTAGTAAGCTACAGCCGTCACAAGACATGTTGAACAGCCAATTCAGGCTGAATAGCGGTCTCTCGCAGATGAAAGGCTTCGGTGATCGGCAGTTCAATCCATCTTCTTTCATGACGCCCGGTTATCGCGTGACGGTGTTCGACAGATTGACGTGGACTTTCGATGACTTGGCGGGTGTGATTAAGAAAGCGAATTTTCATTTTGGAGAAGCAGGGAAGGCTCTCGGCAAGCTCTATTCGATTGAATTTGATACACTAGTTACGGATTTCCAGAGTATGGGTCGGGCAGTAAAGAAGGTCACGGATGCACTCGGCGGGATGGGTAACATAATGAACGGCCTAGGTGCACCTTTTCGTGGCGTCTTTCATATTGGAGGAGAGTTGTACAAAGTCGGAGTGAAGACCTTTGGGGTGAGATCCATGGAGAAACTAGGGGACGGTATTGCAGAGGTTGCTTCTGATCCGGTAGGGAGCATCTATAGAACCCTCACAACGGACCTCCGAAGGGCCTTCAGATTTGGTGGAGCGCAGAGTTTGCCTGGCGCTGAAGTCCAGTCAGTCCCCGGACGTGCGACCGGCGGAATCTTCCGAAAAGCGCATCTTGCGATGATTGGAGAGGCTGGCCCAGAAGCAATCATCCCGTTGAAAAGAAACAAACGCAGTCTAGGGCTGCTCGACGCAGCAGCGGGTGCGATAGGTGTTGGTGCTGCACCCTCTTCACCGACAATTCATAAGACCATAGTTATCAAGCCCACGATTAATATCACCGGAGTTGATTCTGGGACTGCTCAGAGAGTTGCTGGTGACATCCTTTCTCTGCTGAAGGAGGCATCGGAAGACGACTACGAAATGGCTGTGACTTAATTATGGCGATGTACATGACAAAGCAGGGGGACGAATGGGATCAGATTGCTTTCGAGCAACTGGGATCAGAGCACCTTGTAGATCAGCTCATCGCGATAAATCCCGAGCATAGAATGACTGTGGTCTTTAGTGCAGGCATCAGGCTGGTCCTCCCCGAAGTCAAGACCAGACCACAAACATTCGGTCCGGCTCCCTGGCGCAAAGTGACCAGGGTTCTCGGCTCAGCGTAGGAATTTCATTGCAAATTTTGTGGTGTATAGTGGAATAAGTGCATGAAACACTGGCGGGTTCTGCTTGCTCTAGCCATCTTATTTCCATTCGTGATCGCATTGCTGAGTGGATTCTTGTCCGAGCATGAATCTTATAAAACGAAGCGTCAGAACGCCGACTATCGCGACTTGTCTTCCAGTAACAAACATCCGATCGATCAGAACAATTCAGTCAGCCTGAAGGGCTTTGAATATACCGTGATGCGGGTATATCATGAAAAAAGTATAGGACTCGTAACAGCAGAGCATGGTACTTCTTATCTGGTTGTGGACTTCAAGGTGGAGAATCAGACACCGCGGACGGCTGAGTGTTACACGAAATTCCATATTTTTAGTAGCGATGGGTTGAGATATAATGTGGATGACGGTGCGACTTGGAACGCGAAAAACGGCCACTTATTCGGAGTTGAGATTCTTCCAAAATTCTCGAAGCCCGTTACGGTTGCGTTCTTGGTTCCAACAGAGAGCCTCAGCCAACCTCTGACGCTCGATATCGAGGACGGCTCATCCTCAGGGATGATTAAAATAGGGCCAGCAGGCGAGACTCTGGCTAGAGACTAATGTGCCGCATAAGACATCTAGCGCCCCGACGGCGCCTAGAAAATCACCCCTTTTCAGCGGACGCTGAACGGTGTATAAGGGATTGAAATAGAAGCACTTTACCGCATGGCAACCGTTACATTCGACACCCTCAAATTCGTTAAGACGCTCGAAGAAGCTGGTGTACCAGAGTCGCAAGCTGAGGCTTTTTCTACGGCTGTGCGAGATTCACATGAGGCTGCGGAGCTGGCGACCAAGGCAGACTTACGGGAAGTAGAAACAAATTTGCGCCATGAAATAGGCGATCTGCGCAAGGATATGGACGCTAAGTTTGAAAAACTTGAGCTACGCATGACCATCAAGCTCGGCTCAATTGTGGTCGTAGCCCTCGGTGCATTTACCGTGATCTTCAAGTTTCTGTAGCCCCGCAAAGAAGGAGCAACCAGGGGACTAAGTTCACGGGAACGGATAAGGTCCGACTAATTTTTACTTCGATCCAGCAGATCAGCATATGCTTTGGCGCTCTCCGGATCTTCGAAGTTTCCCATGTATTTCATTTCACCATTACTGTTGCGAGAAAAGAGCCTGTATCTTCCTTCCCTCTGATCGATAAGGTGGAGGAAGATTGTGCCTTCAGGCAAAGATTCATCAGGTGCAATTTCTGGGGGCGTTTCGTCCATTTTGTATACAGAGAATATGTCCACTTTCTTACCGAATTCATTCTAAGTAGAACAATGAGCGGTAAGTATTCTGTTTGAGCACTTCACTATCTGACTCAGAATTGCAACATGTTTCGTGCAAATTCTGACCCTCTATTGAGCGACGCACGGAGGAGGCCTCTGAGTATTCGGGGTCGAGCTCGGATCGAGCTTATTTTGACATCGACCCATCCTTGATGATTTTAAGCGGATCACAAGCTCGCAGAACCAGCATAGCCTTGTCCATCGCTGGGACAGATGTTACAAACCACCTAACACCAGACCTCATCAGCTTCGAGCATTCAGACGACGTTGAAAGGAATGCGGACACAATCACAATCAAACTCTCCGACTCCCAGCACAAGTATTTGCGCGAATGGACGATCGACAAAGGCACGGAGATAATCGCAAAAATCCAATCTCAGGATTGGACCAAACCAGGCGAGAGATTGCAGGTTGATTGTGGCTCGTTCTACGTCAGCCGAATTGACTACAGTTCTAGCCCAAGCGTTGTTGAAATCAAGGCCACATCTATCCCAGTTTCCAGCACCCTAAAAGGCATCGTCAAAAGTAACGGTTGGGAAAACCAGACCCTCAAACAAATCGCTGAGTTCATCGCGAAAGAAGCTGGCATGAAGCTCGACTATCGAGCGAAGGAGAATCCCCAGATGGCTAGGTGCGATCAGGATTACGAGAGCGATGGGCGGTTGTTGCTCCGACTAACTACGGACGCCGGTCTTTGCCTCAAGGTCCAGAAGCAGACTATTATTATTTTTGACGAAGCAGAACTAGATGCCCAGGAGCCGTGGACCATGTTAACTCGTGACGTTTCGCCAATTACCAGTTGGCGGCTCAGAACCTCCTCAAATAGGACAGTCAAAGGCGTGAGGGCGGCCTACATGAACCCAGACACCGGGAAAGTCGCAGGAGAAGAGTTCGTGCCGAGCGAGACACCGGAAGGTGTTGGAGACAAAGTTGATCTCGACTATGACCGGCCAACATTCCCCGAATTCGGTCTTCACATGACCGATAATTTCTTTGCTCCTCAGGAACTACCGCCAGACTGGGATGCGCCCACATGGGAGTTCACTGACTCAAGTCCTCAGAGTAAGGCAGTAGCCATGAAACGAGCGAGGGCACAATGCCGCAAACGAAATAGAGCAGAATGGGAGATCGATCTCACGTTGCCTGGATCAGTGGAATGGGTAGCTGGAACAGTGGTTAGGTTTGATAACAGTTGGGGTCCCAAGTTTGGCGATGCTAACTTTTTGATTAGGAGAGCCACACACAAAATTGACAGATCGAGTGGTTATGTTTGCAATCTATCTCTGCGCAAAGTGCTGAAAGGTTATTAAATGTTTTTCAATAGAGAGTATCCAGAGAATCCCCGATACAGAACTCTCGCCGCGGTCGCCGTTGTCTCTGAACGCAAGAACGATCCGGTGAAGGGGCCGATGGTGCGAGTAACCTGGCCTGAGACTGGAAAAACGAGTGCTTGGTTTCCGGTGTTGCAATCAGGTACGGTAGGTACAACCTGGTTCCGGTGTCCTAGGCTTGGTGAACGAGTTGTGGTTACTCGTTTCGCTGACGGATCGGAGAAGGGAGTTGTTGTTGGTGCGATCTACAATGGGTCTGTTAAATCACCAACTCAAAGCAATCTCGATAACACCCACGTCACCTTTGACGACGGCACAACCCTCACATTTGACCCCTCTAACAGCACGCTAACTCTAGACTCCAAAGGCCCAATCAATCTCAAAGCAAAGGGCCCTATTAAGCTTGAGAGCGAAGGAAATGTTGAGGTTGAGACTAAATCTAACCTCAACGCAAAGGCTTCAGGAACGGCGATTGTAGAGGCTCCTAACGTCGAGCTAAGAGGCGACGTCAAGATTACCGGGACCCTAACAGTTGAAGACGCTCTAACAGCTGAAGGTGCCCAGTTCACCAAAGACATCTCAGTTAAAGGCAACGGCACAGCCTCAGGGTTATGGATCGACTCCACTGGGGCGGGAGTCGGCTCCTAGTTGACATCCCTCCAAAGGAGTGATCGTTGGACTATATGGGGGCGGGCGGATTCTCTTTGGGCTAGCTGCTAAGCAAGGATTCCTGATCGGAGAGCTAGAGGAATCCTCCAAGGCCAAATTCGTCGAGCACGAAATCCTGGGCTCCAAACCGATCACGGAGTTTGTAGGCTTTGAGAACGATGAGGTGTCGTTCAGCATGAATTTCATTGCGGGCCATACCACGCCACCGATGGTAGCCATTCCATTATTGAAGGGGATACTAAGCCAGGCACAAGCCTACCCGCTTATTGTTGGAGGTCGGCCAGTTGGTAGTTTCATGTCCCAGTTTGTGCTGACTGAGGTGACGTCTACTTACGAACACACTAACGGTATGGGGATAGTAACAGTGGCATCTATCGATGTTAGTCTGAAGGAGTATAGGTCTCTGATCCGAACGTAACCACATTTTCACATAGTAGCACCAAATGAACATCGATTGGCACATAACAGCAATTAACCAAGGAGGGCTGACAGAGGCAGATGTTGATTTCGGTGCGACCGGTCTAGCCGAGATCCTCCAAAACGTTAGGACAATCCTCATGACCCCCAAGGGCAGCCAACAGATGGATCGGCGTTTCGGAATGGACATGAATTACATCGATCGTCCAATGAATCTAGTCATTAACCAACTCATTTCAGCAGCGATGGTAGCTCTGAGTGAGTACGAACCTCGTGTGCAGCTTGAGGATATCAAATTTGACACTGCGAATGCTATGGATGGTGGATTAATTGCGACCGTCAAACTCAACGTTTTAACTTCCTAATGTCCTCTCCCTTCGATAATTTTCCTGACATTGATTTTGTCGTTACAGATCCCAGAGCCATTGAGGCTGGGATCATCTCTGGGTTCGAAGCTGCTGCACGCGAGGGAGGACAGCCGGTGTCTCTAGCACATGGAGACCCTCGGAGGTTGTTTCTACTATCTTTAGCTGCTCGGATTATTCAAGAGCGGGTTATCCAGAACCGCACCGCGCGACAGGAGTTGGTTAAATATGCTGAAGGTGCGGCGCTGGATAACCTCCTAGTGTTCTGGGGACCACCAGGCAAACGCCTAGAAGCATCCAGTGCTAAGACAACGCTGAAGTTCACGATTCCAGCGGTGATGTCCTCTTCTGTTGTTGTCCCTGCCGGTACTCAGGTTGGCGCCAGCGACAAGATTGCATTTGCGACAGATACGGAGGCAGTGATTCCAGCCGGTCAGACGTCCGTTACGGTGACTGCAACGGCGATAGAGCCAGGCACGTCACACAATGGCTATACGCCTGGACAGGTTACGCGCATCCAGAACTGGGACGTATCGTTTGCGGTCAGTGCGACCAACACCACAGAATCAGGCGGTGGAGCCGACAGAGAGACCGATCAGGCCTTCCGCGATAGAGGATACCTCTTGCCGATGCATGTTGCCGTTGGCGGCACAGCAGAGAATTACAAAGAGCGAGTCCTGAGAGTTAATCCAGGAATTGTTGATGTCGCAGTCTGGAACAGAGAGGAGCACACAGGCAACAAAGATGACGCCGGAATAGTGATGATCAATCCTCTTATGTCGGGGGGCAAAATCCCGACTCAGGCTGTCCTTGATGAAGTTGTCGAAAATCTATTTAGCCGAAGGTTTAGGAAAATAGGTGACAAAGTGATTGTCGAGGCTCCGGCTGTCGTTAACTACACAATCGATCTAACATTTTACATAGACGAAGCGAACAGCGTCTCAGCTGAGTCAATCCGCAATGCCGTTGTGCAGGCTGTGAATGGGTTTGTAGATGACACAAGAATTCAACTCGGGGTTGATATTAACGTGACAGATCTAATCGCTCGGATTCGTAATGCTGGTGCTCTGAGAGTCACGGTTAAAAGCCCGAAGCAAATGGTCGTCTCGGTTAATGAAGTCGCAATTCCGACAGAGGTTAAGATTAATTATGGAGGTTTAGTCAATCCATAATGGAAGACGTCTATACAGCCGACTTCAACGAGCTACTGACGCCAGGGATTAGAGACTATCCTAGCGTACGGTTTGCGTCTAAAGCAATTGAGCCTGCGTTGCGGGATCTGTTCTCTCAGTTATCAAAGCTGGAGATCAGAGGCAACCTCTCAAACGTCTCAGATCAGGTACTAGACTACCTAGCGCTTGAATACAGGGTGTTCGGATACGACTCGACGTTACCTAGGGCGACCAGGGAGACGATGATCCGTAACTCTATCCAATGGCTGATGCGACTGGGAACACCATCGGTCATTGATGAGGTTGTTAGTTTGGTGTTTAGCCACGCTAAATGCGTTGAGTGGTTTGATTACGAACCGGTCCCAG